AACCAAAAAACGCCAACACAATCAATCACGCCCGGCCCACCCAGAGGCGCACAAAGGGTCTTCTTTTTGTGCGCTGCGGGACGCATTGAGTGTCCTTAGTGCTGGTGCGTGCGCTAGGGGGGTATGGGGGGGCCGCCCCAATCACGCTAGAGCGTTACCACCTCAGATTTTCTTACCAAAACAAAGAGCCTTTAGCTCCCCAAGTATCCCCAGAGCTTTCTCATTGCCCTCAAGATGCACTTTAAGCTCCTCTAGGCGGTTTTTAATCAATGCTAAACGGCTTATGCGCTGTATGTGCCCCCAGTGTTTAGAAACATCAATGATTCTCATGGCTTTCATAGTTGTAAGTATATTGTAACTTCTCGCCCCCCGCGTTTAAGGGGGACGAGAAGCTTGCGTTACACACAACACACAACACGCAACAAAACTATTTAGGTCTTTCTTGAGAGCAAGCCTTTAGGCACTCTCTTCGACGCCTTTGGCGGCACCTTACGGTTCGCCTAAATCTTCTTTTCATATTTTTTATGATTGACAAGGGGCACTCAGAGCTACACTATGTGTGTCCTGTAGGTGCCTTTAAAAGTGAAATAACCACTTAGAACCCACATTCAACATCCATTAAAGGTGTGTTATTATTCTTAACCGTAAGACAGCTCTAAGTGTATCTTAGAGATACCCTAAGCGTCCATATATCCCGTCTCTCAAAGCCTCCAGACCCTTATGATGGCTGGTGCAGCTAAGCTCTCCACTGCTGTTACGACCTGTTCCTCTATCTTTTCGGACAGGACTCTGCTTGTGTTGAACGAGATACCAGCTAGGTCAAGGGCACAGTGGATCACTTCGTGCACCAGACAAGAGCGAAACAACTGGCGGTCCCTTAGAACGCTTCTGTGTAGGTTTATGCAGCGCATCTCGGGGTCATACTCAGCCAACCTTCCGGGCATCTCGTCCTTTACGTGCACCGGGATGCGCTGTCCGGCTACGTTAATAAACTTAGGTGGTTCGATATTCATTGTTACATCCAAGTAGCCTTAGACCCCTTGGCTCCCATATAGGTTTCCGCAAAGCGCTGTAGCTCAGCGTCTATTCTGTCTTTCTTGCGCTCCCTGATGCGCTTGTCGGCGTCCTGAGCCATCTGTTCGGTCCAGTAGGCCACGGCCATGCTCAGGGCATCTAGGCGGTCATCGTGGGTTATTGCCCCTCTTTGCATCGTTATCCGGGACATCTGGTAGACCAACTGGTATTTAAGCTGGGACTCTAGCGAGTATTTCTGTGCGCTTTCATAGTCATGTTGTATGACTTTCGGGTCAACTACCAGCCGGTGTTGGTTCATCACAGGCTCTAGGGTGTCGATTATTCGTCTTTCTTTTTGGGTGTTGTGCCTGACTTCCTCGATGGTGCACGGGTGAATCTTAGTGAGCACTGGTTTGAACAACTCGACAAACATACCGTCTCCGAAGTTACTCTCGACCACTATGGCATTCACCTTGTTCTTTTTGGCCTTCATGGTAAGCGCCTTGAGGACCTCATCGCTGTATCCCCCTTGGATTCCTCCGGCATCAACAACATACAGATAACCATTCAGCATCTTGATGATGGCGTATCCGGTCTCGTCCTTACCGCGCCCAGAAGGGTCAATAGACATCACACAGCCGGTATACGGGATATATTCCCCTATGGTTTCCATGGGGCGATAGAAACGGTCCCCAGATAGCCCCACATTGGGCACAGACGAGTCCCACTCCAGTTTAGGGTCCCGAGCCCACACAAGCTTCTCTGGGGCCACCTCGGGGTCCACAGACATCACTATGAGGTCGCTGGTCTTCAGAGGGAACCTGTCGATGTCACTAAGGCGGGTATCCAGCATAAACTGCATGGAGAACCCGGTGCGTCCGTAGGAAGCCTCTCGCTCCGCTAGGTCAATGTCAGAGAACCTCAAAGGCTCTGTAGATGCCCCCTCGGCCTCGTCATCGACGCATATGTGGCTCACAGCCCCGTCATAGTTAGCGTCATTGGTCTTCTGGGTAATGTATTTAGCGGGCCATATGCGCTTCCGGTATCCCCTTTCGGTGAGCTTATTGTAGATGGTGTCCTCGCACTGTGGTGTTCCAAGGAACAATATCTTGGACGTAGCGTCTGGCTTAATGATGGCGTCGAACTCCTTGACCTGCTCGCCAAGCTTATCGCGCATCCCTTGGGTGGCGCTATTGCCCACCACCTCGATGTCATCAGCAACGATGATGTCTGCCCGGGAACCCGTCAGTTGCGATGTGACTCCCAAGGATTTGACGGAGGGGGCATGGGAGGCTGGCGCGGGTCCGACATCAAAGCTGATTTTAGAGAATCGTTGCTTATCAGATGGTCGCAGATGAGCGAGAAGAGGTAACTCATGGATGAGTCTAAGTGTAAAAGTGCTGAAATCGTCTGCTCTTGTTTTTGACGCAGAGACGACAAGGATATTTCGTCGTGGGTCGAGGAGGAGCTGGTGGACAACGAATGCAGAGCAAATCCAACTTTTACCGACTCCCCTAAAGCCTTCGATAATAGCTCGTCTATCTCCTCTTTGCATATAATCAGCGATTTCATATTGAATAGGGGTGGGGTCAGGGAGGTTCAGCTCCTTCCATACAATGTATAGAAAGTTACGGAAGTCTTTAAGCTTTTCAGGAACCTCCATGAGATTACTTGTTGTTCGACCTGTTCGTCTTCTTGCTCTGGATTCTTAGGTTAGAGCGAGAGTTGTTCTTTGGGTTTCGGTCAGCATGGTGCACATCTTTGCCGTCACCCTTCTTCGCCCTTCCAGCCTTAATCATCATCGCCCGGGCCTTGTTGCGCCCCGCTCGGCGTTTCTTCTGCTTAGACTTTTTGTGATATGAGTCGTATTCTTTTCTGTAATTCCTAGCCATGAGCTGCTTCGTCAAACGGTAAGATTTTAACAAGGTTGTCCATAGGGTTATCCTTGGACAGACCTGCGTGGATGCCATTGTCCTTCAAGAGCTGCCTAGCGGCATTTAGGTCGCTTGGTGCAGCTTCTCCTGACTCAATACGAGTAATGAACTCGTTAATGAGTAGGGCCTGAAGGCTTTTGAGTTGTTCTTCTTGGTTGTCTACTTGTCCTTCCATTCCTTGATTGTTTTTAAAATTAAGTAGCACAGCGTGGTCACCCCCACTGCGATACCTACCATCGAGTTAATATCCGAAAGCGTAAAGGTGCCTAGCATACCTACTATACCAACCGCAGCAGGAACATGGGTAGAGTCCATTATTTCACAGAAGTAATAGTTAAAATAGGAGTTCTAAGCTGAGAGTCCAACGTGGCTTCGTCAGTGTGGTGCGGAACAGCGTGGAGCCTAGTGTCCGAAAGGTGGTCACTAGGAACCCAAGAATACACATAAGCGTCTGAGCCGGGGTTGTAGCTTGTCTGGTTTGCTCCGCTTAACGGCACAGTAAAAGCATTAGGGTAAGTAAACGTAGCTTGCTTGTAACCAGTAGGGTCAGTTGTAGCGTTTGCCCACGTTCCGTGAAGCTTGATGATTTCTTTACGTCCGGGGTCTAGGTCAATCCAATTAGAAGCAGTAACAACCGACAACACATTAGAACTAAGAACCGCGCTTGTGACTCCGACTTTTCTTCGAGCCAAGGTAGGCAAAGCGTCAGCTTCTTGCTTACACTGTAAATAAAGTTTTCTTTCTCCGTTCCAAGTGTCTGCGCCCGCAGTTGCCGTGGAGCCAAACACACCCATACCTAAATCAGAATAACCAGAGCCTATACTTGCGTCATACCTACCAAATACCCACTTAAAATGAATAAGGGTTCCGTTAAACTCAGGACCGCCTATGGTAAACCTAGCGTGGTCTACTTCCGTTGCAGAAGAAGAACCTTCGTCAGATGCCATTAAACGGAAATAAGTTAAAGCTTGTGAGGTTGCATCTTTTGATATCGTAAAACTAAACTCGTATTCTACGCGAGTAGCTTCTGAATGGGGAATAAAAGTAGCTAATGAGCCGCTTACATCTGCCCAGCTAGTGCTTACGTTCTGCACAGCAGACACGTTAGGCATAACAAATGTGCTATTAGGAGCGTCAGGCGTTCTAGTAACGGTAGTCCCGTCACAAGGCCCGGTTATCTTTTCCAATACGTTTGACGTTTTCAGGGATGAATAACCAGTTCCCCCGCGAATTACTGGAACTGTTCCTGTCCATCCGTAGTTTGCGTCAGTAGCTGACAGGTTTCTATTAGCAGCCGGAAGAATAATGGTGGACCCTTCGGTCTTGAAGTCCATTGTGTTTGCCGTCTTAGCGGTGGTCACTGAGTCGTCAGCAATCTCTGATGTTCCAACGGCATTTGCTTGTATTTCGTCGGACCTCACCGCATCTGTAACAATGTGGTTATGGTCAACGCTGTTGTCGCCTAGAGCAGCTCCGCTTCCGCCTAGAGTAGACGCATTTTCTGACACCTCTTGAGCGCAGAACAGCCCTTGCTTATAAGCGTTATCTAGGTCTGCTTCCGCAATGCGTGAGCCTCCTTGAAAATCTACAATAGGGTTAAGAGTAGACGCTCTGTAAATACGCAACAAAGACCCATCAACTGCGTTGGTTGGACTTGCGGACGGCGCTGCGGCTAGTTTTATTTTCTTATTAGTCGCGTCTATGCCGTTGGAATCAAAGTCTCCCGTAGCCCCACTATTAGTAAGCACTGAAGTCCAAGTCGTTCCGCTGTTATTCGATACAATAGCTTTGATGTCTCCCGTGTTGATAAAATCGAACGTGAAAGAAAACTCAGTATTGTCCTTGTCTGTCGCCCCTCCTACATTGTCGAGGGTTATTTCTGTATAGGATAATGCCATATCTATGAGTGGTTATTTTCTGTTGATACTTTCGTAATAGTGAGCGCGGAGCTTAGGATACTCTTCAAGAACCTTGTTTTTTGCGTCAGCGCTATAGAACGCAAGAATTTTACCAATAGCCATGCTTCTTGGATGCTGTTTACCAATAGTCATGTCTGTAGCTGGAGGTAACTGCTGGTAATCGTTAGATTGAATTAGCGCTCTTAAAGACTGCCTTAGAGTGCGCCCTCCAAGAACGCGTGTAGACATTAGCTCTTGATGCCTGTCGTAAGCCGTCTGACCTGCGGGTTCATTGCGATACATTGTTGAGTCTATCGTTCCCGCTGCCCATGTGTGGCTTCTCTGGTTAAACCCTCTGCCTAGAGCTAAAATTTCTTGGTCAACAATATCAAACGAATGAGGAACTTGCTGCCCTGCTCCAACAAAAGACGGAAGGAATGGGCCTTGCTTGCGCACTTTTTCTCCAAGCCAGTTTCTTTTAGGCATCAATGAAGCGCTACTCCAGATTGTCTCTGGAACGTCCGGTCTCATGTAAGCCGGTATCCTCTTCATTACGTGGTCAAGAATCTTTCTTGCTTCGTAAATTTGAGGTTCTTCTTCAACAAGGTTTTCTGTCCACGTAAGACCAGTGGGAACCATTCCACCAAGAATGCTTCCAGCCATCTTGTCAGCCTGAGTCGGGTCTTTAAACAGCTCCATAACATTGTAGAGTCCTTCAACATAAGACCCGTTTGTAATGTTGTTATAGAAGGTTAGCGACAGTATCGCATACACCTTTTGAATCCCTTTCATAGCCGCCGCCTTCTCGTTCGTATCAGCGAATAGCTCCTGCCCTTCGTTTCTAAACGCGGCGTCGGTCATGTGCACTGTGTCCGCAAATATACCAAGTATAGTGGCAAATGGGTCCATCTTTTGATAACTAACCCATTTAGCGTCTTCTCCGCTACCAACTAAAATAGAATAAGGCTTTTTACCTACAGCTTCCCAAGCTCGCTTTGCTGACAATCCTTTCGGGGGAGAGCCTGTGACTCTGTCTTTTACAAGCTCCACTGTATAAGCAACCGAAGCAGTCATCAGAGCGGAAGTTGTAAGCCGACCAATGTTCTCAGCGGTTTTCACAGCGTCTCCTTGAATCTTCAAGTCTCGGTGCTCTTTTACCATCGCTTCAGTAAATGGAGTATCTGCGTAAAGGCGCTGAAGCTCTTTCTGCCACCCTTTGCCGCCCTCCTTATTAGCCTCCATTCTTTTTAGAGCCTCTTTGTTTATTCTATTTTCATAGGCAGCTTTAGACTCATTTTTTCTGTGGCGTTGCTTGAGATACTGGTGAGCTTGTTCGTGCTCCATAACAAACTCTTCAAAATCTTCGTATGACTGAATATACTCGTCCGGTATCGGCTTCACGCCTTTAACTTTGGGATTTTGCCAAGCTTTTCTCTCATACATTTCACGGATTCTATTTTTGTCTATGTGTATAGTTCCTGTTGGTCCTTCGGTAGACCTAAAGAATGCCGCTGCTTTTGATTCAGGAATTACCTCTTCAATAATCTTTGGCTCGTTGTATGGAGAGTTTTCATACTTACTTATCGCTTCGTTTGGAGCGCCTACTCCGGGGGCCTTTCCTTCTGCTACAGCCGCATATCTCTTAGTTGTTTCTACGGCATACTCTCCGCTTAGAAACGGGTTCAAAGAGCTGCGATAACCTTTGTCAGTTTGGAACTGATGAAAACTCTCGTTAAACTCTCTAGCTTTACTGTGGTGGACCCTTCCTAATCCCGGTAAAGGAAGAACACGACTCAACGCAAAAGTAAGAATATTCGTAGGAGTTCTAACAAACGGAATAGCAAATGCTAACCACGGAGAAGCCATGGCCTGAGTAGACACCCAGCGAGCAAAGGCGTTTTCTGGAGTGTTTGTAAAAGTGTTTATCAAAGACCAGTCTGTTGCCCGGTCAACCAGCATATCTCTTTGGTATGTAGTCTTGTAAATAGTGCCGTCCTGAAGACGCATATTGTTATTGTAAAAGTTTTCGTTCATGTATTCGTCGATGAACGCTGTCCTCTTACCAAACCTAAGTCCTTCATCATCAGCCTTTGCAGAAGCTTCTTTGTAGACGTTCGCCTCATTCATAAAGCGACCTTCCTTAGTCACATAGTTCTCAAAGTTATCTCTAACGTAAGCAGCAATTTCTGTGGGGTTTTTTATGCCTCTACGATGTGCCTCCATCGCTAGGTCGCTCTTAACATACGAACGATAATTCCACTGCTTAAACAACTCATCACCCGCCATCAATACCCTTGAAGGTCCTGACACAAGATTACCCAGCCAGTTACCGGCTGTAGTTAAAGGATTCTTTGAGTCTGCGTCTCCAAAAACCCACCCACTTTTAAGGTCTTCAAATCGGTTATCCGAATAAGCAACAAACCCAGCTACGCTTCTTGGCTCTCCAGCTTTTAAGCTAATAGCCGCATACTTCCACGCGTCTAGGAAGGACTCCATATCAAACGTAGCCTTAATACGGGCTTTAAGCAGGTCTGCGTTACCAGTCATGCCGTATTGACCCATAGCTCCCGCCATCATCTCAAAGTCTCGGAATGCTTTCATCAACGCACTACCAACCATATTAACACCCCAAGTAACGGGGCTACTCAGAAGAGAGTTAAGGTAGTAACCCATTGTCCTAGCAAACCCGTTTCGAGAGTCTGCACCAAGCTTGCTTAAGGCCGCGCCAATGTCGCCGGAGTTTTTCGCTTGTTCCAGCTCTCTAAGAAACTTTGATTCGCTTCGAGACCCTCTAATGCCTTTGCGGTAAAGGGATTCTCTTAGTTCTTGAACGGTGCTTTTTTTCGCGTTTGGGTCAGCGTCTTTCTTAAGAGCAAACCCTAAATCGCGCGATTTATACTTCATCCCTCCGCTGCCTGTCCCTTCGTAAATAAACCTACGTTGAAGCATTCCCATCGAAAGGTGGGTTCCGTATTGCGCCCAGAGTTCCTTGGCAGCTAACAAAAAGTCGAGGTTCTGGTAAACATCTGTAAGAAGGCTTTTGTAGTCTTTTTCAATATCCCTAACTTTACCGTTTTTTACACCTTCGTATGTAATGGTCTCTTTTGTTGACTTAGCTTTAATGGCTCTGTCCACGGAATGCCCCACTTCTTCGGCTAGGTAATTGTAGAGCTTATAAATAGCGTTCTGTTCAGCGTAGATTTTTTCTAGGTCTTCAACATTACCCCTAGCGTTCTCTAGCTGTTGCTGAGCTAAGTCTCTGTCAAATAAATCCGTGTGGTCTAACTCTAATAGAAACCCTTCGTTCCTGTCGTAAAGCTCTTGAGCATTTTTAGGCTTGCCGTGCAACTCTGTGCGTAAAGATACGGCTTTTTTACTAACCGCTCTAAACAGAGCCGTAAGCCCTTCAGTGCTCCTTAAGCCGTCAAACAATTTACGCGCAGACATTGCCGCTTGGTCTCCGGTAGTCTTTAAGAAAGTTTCAGCGTTAGATTCTACGACCGCTTCCACAACTCCTTGAAGGTCTAGAGTTGTTTGAAGAGCGTCTTCCCCTCCTTTAATAATGTCTTTAGCGATTTGCTTTTTAGTTGCCAAAGAACCAGAGACGCTTGGAATATCCATGTCTCCATATTCAGTAAGAAACTCATCTACCTGAGCTTCTGTCATTCCGTCCACATCCTTTTCTTTTGCGACCTTTCCGTTTATTTGTATAGGTGCTGCCTTTTTCTTTGGCGGCATTTCACCACCGCCTAAAGGAATTTCGTCAACTTCGGTCTTAAACGGCGACTCTTCAGTTTTGAAGGGGGCAGGAAGGGAGCCATTCTCTCGGAGAATCTTTTCTCGCGCTATGGTAGCATTGAGGTCCGTCATGTCTTTTATCGCGTCCTTGTCGCTTGCAACGTCCGCTATAAATTCTCTCTCAGCCGTTTCAATAGCTTCTTCTTCAGGCGTTCCTTTTGAGACTAGCTCGTTTTTACGCCGAAATTTCCTAAACACTTTTCCTAGAACACCAATAGCTCCGCCAGCCACACCACCAACAAACAAACCCTCAATAGAGTTCTTCAACCTCTCTTCGTATTCGTTGTTGTCCTGCTCAGGGTCATACGACAAGTAATCCAGTAACTTGCTGTCAGCTCCCCATTCTGTCACTAGGTTTGAAAGACGAGCTTCTTGTCCTTTAAAGGCAACAAAGTCTGACACAGCGCCTGCATAGCCAAAGACCGCCGCTCTACGGGCTGCTGGCTTCATCTTAGCAAGCTTTTGCATGGTGGCTGCGCCTAGCGTCCTGTTGCCCTTAGCGACTGAGGCTACACCTTCTAGTTGCTGAGCTTGCTTAGCCCCTTTAGCGGCTTTGGCGGTCTTTGCCATTTTAGCCACCTTACCAAGCTTCGCGGCTTTAGACACCAACCCCGCAGTCCCGAGACCGGGAATCATACCTATACCAAACTGCACAATGTTTTCGCCAAAAGAACCTACAATAGTTTTTGACTTCCCAAACAGGCTCCATTCGTCTCTGTCCCACTTAGAGCCAAACAACCCTCCTACACTTTCAACAAAACCTTCTACTCCTCTTAACCCAAACAAACCTACATCAGCGGCAAAATCTCCAAAGGACGCTCCTTCTTCTTGAGGAGGCTCTGGGGTAGAATCAACAGAGTTCTCATAACGAGGCTTAGCGTCTTCAATAGTTTTACCTTTGATTTGTTCATCTAAAGCGGACTCAGGAGTCGTTTGCTGTGGAGTGACGTTAGTCACGGCTCCAGACACATTCGACCCGTCGATGTTTAACGCCAAATCGCGTTGCAGGTTGTCTTCTGTTACAGAAATAGGGTTCTTCATTCTTTTGCTAAATTAGGTTTACTTACCCTGTGCTCTTTTGCGGATTTCAAAAAGAGGGTGAGTGTATTGGTATTTTAGGAATTCCTTAAGACCTTCTTTGGTGTCTTCGTATCCCCACAAACGTGCCATTTTATTTAAGCCTTTATCGTCTGCGTCTAACGCGGACTTAATAACATCCATGTTGTAGCTTTTGATGCCACCCTTAGCGTTATAGTTAACACCATCTACAGGTAGGTCTGTCACTGGTGGCTTAATTCGACTTAAAAAGCCTATGTCAATGGTGCTGTCAGCAGGGTCTCCTTTTACAGCTAACGTCTGCCCCTCAACAAATGCTCCGTCTTGGTCCGTTGCTCTTACGTCTGGTAATAGACGGTCTGTGTAATAGTCCGCATAAGCTCCTCTAGCTAAATTAGGAGACTTTAAGTAAGTTGGGCTTGTCGGGATTTGGCGTATGAACTTACGTCGATACTCTTTTTTGTATTTATCAAATTCTAAGTAACGCTCTCTATACCTGTTTAAGTCTTGCCCGCCGGTCTCCTCAATTTTGTCGTGAATCTCGTTAAACCTGTCTTCTGAAGAACGAATAAGAACTCTTCTACCCATAGAGCCGTTAACCATAGTAGATGTGTAGTAGGCCATAGCTTCGTCTGCGCTAATTCCATACTCCACCTTGGCTTCAAAAGCGTTTAGAACTTCTCTTTGAGCAGCGCTATACTCTTCTTGGGTAAACCCTTTGCCGGGAAAGAAGGTTCCTCGGGTCATGTGGTCGTATATATTGCTAGTTACCGCTTTCTCTGCCACCTCGTAAGCTAATTCAGCTTGACCTTTTTGCTCATCTAAAGCTTCAAGAAACCTCTTACTTTGCACTGAGTCTTCTTTAGTAAACTTTTTCTGCTTTCCCGAAAGCTTAGCTTTATCAGCTCTAATTTTTTGCTGGCTTTTGTATGCCGTTTCTACGGTCTTATAAAAGTCACGGGCCGTGCTTGGTGCAGGGACTTCTTTGGTTTCCGATATTCCTTGAGAGTCTGTTTCAGCAATTCTTCTTAAGTTAACAGTCTCTCCTTTGCGGAATTTACGCATACGCTCATCGCTCACTTGTTTCTGCACCATGTCGTGAACTTTTTCCATAAACCCTCTGCTACTAAGGTCTACTAATGTAGGACCAAGCTGGTCTTTAAAGTCAGCTAATGCAGGGCTTCTGCCATTTTCTTCTGCAAAGGTTTCAACAAAATCATCTATAGCTTGCCGCGACTCTAGGTCCGTGTCGCTTTGCGCTTTTTGAAGAATTACTGCTATTTGCTCTCCGCTTAACGCACCCACTACAGGCAAAGGAAATTCTCCTGTTCTTTCGGGTCCTTGCGTTACGTTTCGGTCATTTAGCGCGGCTCTTACATCATCAGAAACTGTAGTTTGACCGTCTTCGTCTACTAAAATATTCATCATAGCTTTTGCTAAAGCGTCGTCTTCCCCTGTTGCGTATACGTTAGGGTTTGAATACGATTTCATAGTAGGCGCTATGACCTGTTGAGCCACAGCTAGGCGTTTTTCTTGGTTAGTGCGAGTCGCTTCAACAAGAGAGTATAAGTTTTCGTTAGCCATGATTCTTTCCTCAAAAGAAAATTCCTCATACTCCTTAAGTAACTCTTGAACGTGAGTAGATTCTATGTCCTCCGGTGCAAACATCCCCCTTATAGCTTCTATGTTGTTTGTGTTTGGGTTCCCTAGCAGAATATCTAACTCAGTATTAGCTACAGTTCCTTGATTATGCATAAAGGCAGAAACATAAGGCTGAAGTTTGCTTAAAAACACAGCGGATTTTTTACCTGTGTTATTTAGCTCTCTTTCTTCAATAGACTCTTCGGCGGCGACAATAGCCGCAAAAAGTTTTTGCCCTACGGTGCCTTCTTTAAACGAAATTTTACCACGGTATTTGTAGTCCTTGTCCGAGTCTGGGAGGCCAAGCATAATCTTAGCTTTTTCCAGTTCTTTTAGCGCTACTAGAGGCTTGCCTCCTTTTCCAAAGTCTAATGCTCTGTCTATTGAACCAAGCACAGACTGACTAATAAACCCATCTAACTCATCAGGGTTTTTTTGACGAATAGTGTTCCACCAAGGGGCTGAAAGAAGAGTATCGTAATTGACCTCTCCCGTCTCTCCCTCAAGTCCTCCTAAAGTAGAATTGTAAGCAGCGTCTAGGTTCAGGTTAGCTTGCTGTTGAAAGTCGTTAAGAGAAGCTCTCTCAACATAGTCGAACACTTCACGCTTATACCTTGGAAGAGTTTTATTATACCCGTCTGCAATAGCGGTATTGAACGCCCCTTCAGCGGCTGAGTTTGCCGTTATCTGGCGTTTGTCTTTATAGTCTTGCGTCCACTGAGCTACATACTGGTTAAACTCGTCTTCACTAGGTGTAAACACGCCGTCCCCTCCCTCGGGGCCTTTCTTCCACTCTTCTAAGTCGTCCGCTAAGTCATCGAAGTAAGTGGCAGCCGCTTCGTTTCCTCTAAATATTTCACGTATCTCGTTTTTAACAACAGGGTGCTTTTGAGCAACTGGAACCAAAGCGTCCGCTCTAACCATTTCGACTTGTGCATCTTTTCTTTGTTGGTCCGCTTCTTCGACATACTCACTTGCGTGCGAGGCTGCAAACGCCCTGTCTTCAGGGTTCATCCTACTAAGCCTATCCAACTCAAAAGCTTCCGCAGTCTGTTGCTGAGCTATGTCCATTTGCGCCGCCAGTGACGCACTACGCGCATCTGCCTCTTGCCCTTGGAGCTGCACCAGCGCAGTCTGATGGTCTATCTGAAGACCCTGTTGCTCCATTTCAAGCTTCTTGTCTTCAAACGCTTTTGCTTGAGCTAACAAACCACTTACCGACGATAACGCCCCAGCAAGCCTTCCTATCGTAGTATTGCCAGCCGTTGGAGTTTCTGCGACAGCAGGAGTCCACCCTCCGCCTCTGGCGGGAGAGGGCGTTAACCTAAATGCTTCCCTGCTGAATTCTTTTGGTTGGACAGGGTCGTTTGAAAGCCCCAACTGCTTTGCTATAGATGTTTGTTTAGCCATGTTATCTTCCTCCAGCTATTCTCTGAGTTGTTCCTATTCTAAATCGCCGTGCTCGTTCTGCACTAAGCCCAGCACCTTGTCTTGCAATGCCTACGTTTTGCGCGGCTAATCCCTGTTGGCTTTGTCTAAGATTTGCTTGTTGAGCGTATAGCCCTTCCTGCATTCCTCTAAGAGCGTCTGCTTGGTAAATAGACTGAGTGTCCTGCACCGTAGCGATAGCTGTTCCAAGAAGGTTAGGTCTGTTTATCGGGCGGTTTATTCGAACCATGTTTTGTGTAAAGCCAAGGCCAGCCCCTCTAAGCCTAAAGTGGCTAGTAGCTCTCCTCATCCTAGCCTGACGCTCTAACGCAGTTTGGTAGTTAGCGTTAGCTTGCATATAGTGAGCAACAGCCAGTCCTGATGCGTTACCTTCAACACCACGCTCTTCGGCGCTGGTCATAAGAGTGCTTATAGCTTCCTGAGCTTCTCTTTGCGCTTTCTGCGCTTCAAAGGCGTCCGCAGTGTCTTCTTGTGCTTCGTTTAGACGCTCAGCAGACGCTTCGTGTTGATACCTCTTCAACTCGTTTAAAGACGCTTGGTATTGCGCACGCTCTTGCTGGCGAGCTGCTTTGGCTTGAGCCGCATAATTAGCAACCCCTGACGCAATGGTCAGCGCTGCTTGAGCCGCGACTGGTAATACTACACACATGGTTATCTAGTTATGGTGAATTTAATAAAGGTTTGTTTGTCTATTTCAAAGGGGTCGCTGAGCTTTGCTCCGCACCACTCTAGCCATTTAAGGCAAATAAAGTTTTCGGCGTGTATGTAATTAGACACTTCTCCGTAAAGCTCAGTCAATGACCAAACCCACTTACGACAATGTTTAAGGAAATCCTTAGAGTAAGTTTCTACTTCAGGAGAACCCAGCATCCATATGTAAGGGGCATCAGAAACTCCCGCCCCAAAGATAGCCATCACGTTGTTGTCTTTAGTTACAACTGTAAAAGTAACATCGTCTGTTTCAAAGGCGTTGTTAAGGGCATCTTCAGGGCTTGTCTTAAAGCACGCTACCTCTGTTTTGTCCATGTCCCGTAGGTTCTCTTTAAGCTCATTAAGGTGAGCTTTAGTGGTCACTCTTATTGTGTGACCTTCAGGAGTGGTCTCAACAACACTATCCATACCTACTTGACCTTTGGTGAACAAAGGACTCAAACTCCGCACTCTGCAAGTTACAAGGAGCGGCGCTATCGTTTTCAATTGTTATTACGGTCCCTTTCGGGTCTGTAAATACCGGGAAGCGAAAGCTATTAGTTTCTAAGGGCATGGAACCTTCTGTCGTAGCTTGCACTACGGTGGCGTTAAACTCGCTCTTAGAAGTGCTGCGTAAATTTGGTGTCACCTTTACAACAAAGTGACTTGTGTCCTGAAAGAAAATACTACCGTTTCTTATAAGCATTCTTCCAGCGTTTGTAGGGCTGGCTTTTTCTCCAGCAGACGCTTTGAATATCTGTTCAGAAAAAGTGTATTTCATGCCGTAACCAACGCCCACGTATAGTTTAACAGCAGAGCCTGAAATTCCTCCCGGCACGATGTCACTCACAAACGATACGGTTGTGTTGGTATCGTCTTCAGATACATCAAGGTTTTGAACAAACAAGCCGTCCGCAGTGTAAGCTTGGAGCGTTTCTCCTGTGGACAAATAATAAGGAAGAGTAAAAGAAGGAGAGGCAGCGTCAGCGTTTAAGGTAATCTCTACGCGCTTGTCTAAGTGTATATTGTAGCCTTCTACGTCTCTTTCCTTATTAGCCAGAGGGATTTTTAATAAGTGGGTCTCTGGCTTGTTTACGTTTGCGGGGGACTGAACAATGTATAAATCAGAATCAACAAAACCAATACCACGAATACCACCCCCACCTAGAGTAAACTTACTCCAAGAGCTTAGTAGCTTTTCATTGCCGCTGAAGAAATACTTGTAGATGTATATATCTTCTCCGTCTGTGACTGCTAGTAGCTCTTCTGAGCTGCATCCAGTCATAGATACAAGTCCTTCTGGTAAGCTATTAGAGTCTAGCTTCTGAGTGATATACTGAGGAACGTGAGCTGTGATTTCGTTAGCGTCAAAGACATCTGTGTTGCTGTTTACGGTAAACTCACGCACTCCTGTGAACTTACCTCGAGCAAAGGGGAAGTATATAAATGAACCAAGAGCGACTGGTGACACAGAACTATCATACTCAAACTCTGTGATTGGGTTTGCGGACACAGACTTAGGCGTCAGGAGGTCTCCTCCACGAAGAACAAACTGACCATAGTCAGAGAACATTACCAAGTTATCTTGGAATGCCATCGCGTCCTTAAGCTTGACCACATTAGCGGACGAAAGCGTAACGTCGATAGGGTCTCCATCTAGTAGAGAAACAACAGTAGTCCTGTAAAAGTTATAGTTTTGTATGTCGTTGTCGGCTGCATATGAACCAAACTTAACTTCCGTAAGGCTTACCGAAGCGTTTGAGAGAAACCCAAGACGCCCTTTAAACTGAAAAATACCGCTAATAGTAGAGTTAACAAAAGAAGGGTCTGGGTTGGTATTGAGGTCACCAGCGGCGAGCGCGTCTAAAGGCATATGACATAGCTCAAAGACGTTTTCGGCTGTGGACTTTAGAATCAGCGGCATAGTGTGCGCGTCAATTCTGTTGTTTACTCTATCGCCCGCTGACTCTACCCAACTGCCTTGCCCGACACTTGTCTCATTTGTTTGGTTGTTTGAACCAGCTACAAGAAACGTAACAAAGCGGTCATCAGTCTGCTCTTCGATGTCTCCTCTGATTTTAATCTTAAACCTATGCGGAGCAACTTTTGGCAAATCTAGTAGAGATGTAACAGATTTGTGAGCAACCCCGATGCCTTCGCCTCCCATGCTATCTACGGGATAAATAGTAAAGTCTTCGTTGCTGTTGTGTCGTATCTCTCCTATGCGGGGAGATAAAAGCCTTAACGAGTCTTCGGTAAAGCCCGGAGCGGTAAGAACGCTACCAGTAACATCAGTGTGTAGCGCTCTATTAGTAGCGGCGTTTTTGTCGTCTAAATCAGGGTCTACATTCTGTTCTCCTGAAGCGTCCCGAACAGGGGCTTTGTTATCCGAAAACAAAGTAGCAAGGATATGGTCTGCTTGGGCGTTCTTGGCTGTGTTGTAGTAAGTCGAGCCGTCTTTAGCTTGAGAAGCTCCTGAGTAAACCCAGTTTTCGTAAGTATTGTTGTTGTGCTCTACGCGCACTCCATACTTCTTTTCGTAGTCTCCCTGCTTAATAAACACTAACGCATTTTTATTTAGAGGAGCGCTTTCAACTGAGTCTTTCGTAACTGTCTTTTGAGTGTTCAGTAAGTAAGTAAAGTCTCCAGTCGTAAGCGTCTTAAGGTCTTTGCGAGCTACCGTGTTTGTCCCATCGTCTTTAGTTTTTAGATACGTTGGCTCAACAGACGAAGCTGCCGCAATGTAGTAGTCGATGGTATTTTGAAGCTCTCCTGTCCCTGTTCCTTTTAAGCTAAAGGTGTCTGCTGTATCGCCTTCAACCTTAAACTTAATTTGACCGGTATGGTCTCCGGTCTGCGTAACAGATAACAAATCAAACTTAGTAGCCGAAGTGTCAGCTCCATCTACAACACGCACATAGTTATCCGCAGACCCACTGCCTACAGCAGTAAACTCTACAGGAGGTCTTTGAGATAAGTTAAAGGTATACTCATAGTAATCTCCGTTAGCTACCCCATCTCCTGCTGACGATGTAATGACCGCTCTGTAGCGTTGAGCAATGGTAGCCTGTGTGCCGTCTTTTAAGCTATACGCTGTAAGTTCTTTGGTGTCGGTTCCTTTTATAATAACAACATACCTCTCATTAGCGTCACGCTCTATGAAGTGCACTTTTGCATCTGCGTCCACAGAAGCTTCTCTAAGTATTCTACTTATATGACGAGTAGCTGGTCTTTTTTGAAGACCGTCTACAATACTGGATAAAGCGTTTTCCTGTTCCGCGCATTGCCCGGGAAACTTAACAGCATCAGGCTGCTGAGAGACCCCTTGAATGAGGTTGGTCAGAGAGGTATTGATAAGAGGCATTACTGTATATTGTATTGTCTACGCACGCCCAAACGCCGATAAACATCTTGATTGTCAAAAATAGTTCTGTCCGAAGACTGTGAGTCTAGCTCTTGGAGACGAGCGCGTGCTTGCATCTCATCGACCGCTATGAGCGCTTCAAGCTCACGACTACCAACAATCCTTCCTTGGAATATCCGAGCAGCTCTAAGTGTTATGTAGCGCCTAGCTACTTCAGGTAAATCGTCCCAGTCTAACTGAGTAGTAAGGTCTACCTTAACCGTAGCGTTAAACACAAACGTCCGGTCTTTTCTATTATACAAATAAAGACCTCGTTGGACTAAATCATCTGTAGAGTTAACTGCGTCCACAAACAACGTATTACTCGGAAGACTCAACTTACCGTCTCCGTCAATAGTTGGTTCGTAGTCGGTAATTGTGTTAAAGTGCCACTCTTCAGTTTGCACTTCTTTGGCTACTTCGCGCAGAACCGTAAGAGCAGTGCTTGCTGAAATAGGTAAAGCTGCGGTGTCAGCTAGTGAGTTTATAGGTGCTTCACCAATATGACCAAGCATTTGGTTTACGCTTTCGATTTCTGTAGTGAGAGCCATAGTTTATCAGCAGCGCCACTTTCTTAAAGCCAGCGCCTTTCTTGTTGGTTTCCCGTTTTTCCTCATAGGTCCTTTTACTCCGCGCATACGGGCGCAGAAAGAACGCTTCCTAGCTGCGCGTTTGCCTTTAGGTTTACGCTCGGTCACAGGGGCTTTGAGGTTAGACCCTGTCTTACGATTATAATAATCACGCCCCTTCTGATTAAGACCACCAGTCTTAGACTTGTGCTCAACTCTGAGGTTTGCTCGCTTTCTTGCAGCCATAATAAAAAAAGGGGGCCTCCGCAGAATAAACTACGAAGACCCCCATTGTGGGTTAATTAGCTTTAGCTAACAACACTGACAGCAGCGTCAGGGCGAAGAATACCGTGACCCATTGCATACTTAGCCAACATGAGAGTTGACTGCTTCTGCATTGAGTATTCGGACTCAACAGCAAGGTCCATCAGCTTAACGGTTCCGATAGCGGACGTATGTCCACCAAGGAACTGCAAGACATTCAGGTTAGCGTCAAGGTAACCCTTGGCGTCTGAGGTGCCTTCAGCATCGTCAAACGGGTTGTTCTTAGCGTTTGAGTCATCACCGGCAACATCATTAACGGCGATGTCCGCGATGTGCGGAGAGCTGTAGATTTTGATACCCAGAAGCTGTGGGATGCTACCAGAGGCAACAGCGCCGCTACCACCAAAGTCCCTATTGATAGCGATGTTGTCGCTACCAGTAAGCAGGTAGTAAAGCTCAGGAGTAAGAATCGCAAAACGACCGTCACTTGGAACGTGCTTTTCATCCAGAGTCTGGGCCATAACCCGGAAGGTTTGGATGATGTTAGCAGCGGTGCTCAAGTTTGCTGGAGCGCCAGTGGTGGTGCCCAAGTCAATCCTAGTGCCTTGTGCGGCATCAGGGTTAGCCCGGGAATCAGCATCGGTCTCGGCAGCAGCCGCGAGTGTCCGCAACGTAGCAAGGTCGAACCGCTTAGCAAGTGCACGACCCAACTCGCTAGAGTAGGTAGAGCGCACATCGTAGTGGTTCTTAAGCTCGTCAATGTTAGCGATAGAAGTAGCAGCGATGAGAACGTCATCAATGTTGATAACCCGCTCACGGTGCTTAATAGCAGTCGTGTAAGAGTTACCAGCATCAAACACATCCTCACCGGGAGTGTGATACTTCGCTGTCGCAGTTCCCAGAACAGGGAATTGCGCCGACTTACCACTCGAAATAGTCCGAATGGTGTGAAGCTCTTTCATCACGTTTGCTTCTTCGAAGGCTGCAAGCACTTCGTTTCCGAAAACTTTGAGAAAAAGAGCATCGGTATCTCCGGCTCCCATGGATTGACCAAGGCGAGACGGGGTAATGTTTCCATTAGCCATTGTTTAAATGTCCTTTCTTAAATTAAGGGTTAGTTTGAATTACGGTTTCAAGTCGGTCTTTTCTCGCTGTTCACTCTAAAGCGTTATCCTTTCGGGCGCTTAGGCTACTAATTCGTTACTTTTCGACAGGAAATTATTTACACCCCTAGCGTATGCTTGCGCTAGGCGGTTGCGGGAGGTGGCGTGTTTGTTCCACTCCGAGTGATTAGAACCAAAGAATGGCTCACACACCACGGCAGGGCACTTGGTTCTGACCAAGAATCCCCCACCCCGCGAAAATCTTTTAAGGGCTTTTATGCCTCTGTTTTTGCTGTTGTATTCAGATACTACCTCCACTTGGAGGCACCCAGCGAGCTTCTTGCCGCTGGTTGAGTTGTGGTAATAAAGCATCTCACAGCCTTCTGCTGTCGGAGACGCTGAGTTAAAATGCAGCTCTAGAGCAAGGGTAACACCGTCATTGTGCATTCTGTCAGATAACCAACGCATAGAGGAGCCATAGGAGCCTCCCTCGTAGGCGTCATACACAATAGAAGCAATACCCATATCGTAGAGGTGGCGCTTCAGGAGAGCCCCTACGCGCACGTTGAATGCCCATTCTGACATACCACCAACACCCCACGCTCCTTGCTCTCCTGCTCTAGAATGACCGATGCAGATACCTACAACGTCACCGGGACTCAAGGTCGTTGACGTAGTGGAGGATTTCAGCGATTGTTTCTTTTTCTTCAAGAGAGAAAGAATGCTGCTCCAACTTTTGAATAAACCCCGGAATTTCACTCTTCTTAATCGTCGTGCACCCAACGATTGATACGCTTATCATTATCGTCGTGGCGGCGCTGCTTAATCTTTTTCTCATACTCGTCACGAACCTTAAAAAACAAATCAGCAAGTTTTGGAAATGCAACTAGCAAACTTACTAGCGTTTTAACCATGGTTGCTTCAGTATTTTTTAGAGCGGACCTTAGCCGCTTTTGTGTTGGCAACGAATTGCTTTCCTTTAGAGCCAGCTTTCTTTTTCTTCTTAGCTGTAGTCGCTCTTTGCTTAATTGTCAGTCTTCTTGCTTTAGCCATAGGTAAACATCTGTCAGGGTTCTTCTTATTTTTGGAGGTGCCGCAAGGTCCTTTAATCTTCCCATCCGTTCCGATTCGGACCCAGTTTTGTTTGCGCCACTTTGCTAACTCTCCCATTATCGTTTCTTTTTAATCTTAAGGGACTTTCTCTTTTTACCCTTACCATAGTTAGGGTCTTTGCAATACTTGGACGCCGCCATGTTAGCGTATGCGGACGGGTATTTATCAAATGTCCGCTTTGCCCAAGCAATGCCTTTAGGACATATCTTAGCCATTATCTACTGATTGGTCCTTTGCGGACTTTTTTCTTTTTTGTTAGTT